ATACTTTTTTGAATATTAGACTGGGTTGGCAATATGTTTTTTATAAATCTTGGCGCAAACAATAAAGCATCAGTAAATGGGCCAATGCCCAAAACTTCACTACCTATTTTTAATCTTTGTGTTGCTGGATCATCAGTTGGTTGGATTGCTGTAGGGCCTCCTATAAGGTTTCCTAATGAAGTTGTCTCACCTGGAATTGAAACAGCAACATCTGAAGCTGCCGATCCCAATAAACCAGATGCGTAATTTACTGCTTTAGGAGCATTAGCAAATTGCGCTGCTTTAAATGCAGCCATTCCAGGTGCGCCATACTGAATTACAGCTCCACCAGTATCTGTACCTGGTAAACCACCCTTAACCGTTGGTATTGTTTTTCTTATCGTGTCTGCTATGTCAGCAGAACCTTCTGCACCAGGTAATCCTGTCTTTGCATATAAATCAAAAGGTAATGAGCCAACGCCTCTTAAAATACCACTTCCAGCTTTCATTACAGACTGCTCTAACGGCCCAGATGTAATAGGGTTGTAACCAAGATTAATAACATTCTGACCTTGGTCATCTTTTTGTATGTTTTGAATCCCCACGGAAGCTAATGCAACGTCTTTAAAACTTGGCTGTTTATCAACAATCTCTTCAGGAACTTTAGGATCTGGATTGCTTTCATAATAACTTTTAAAAGCATCATCTATGTCTTTTTCGGTTGGAGGTGTATCACCAGTAAGTTTTAATTTTGTCCCTGTTTCTGGATCAGTTACTATATAGCTTGGCATAATTATTAATCAACAGGTTCAATTTTATACTTTCCAACTGAAATTGGAGCAGAGGAATAACTAAATGTAGGTAAATCTGTAAATCTATTTATAGTACCTTGTATGCTTTTATTGCCCGGATACTTTCTTCCTTGTGTTTCTAAATATGTTTCATATTCACCAGTTAAAGAATTGTATAATGAACCTAAAACACTTAATCTTTTCTCAACATTGGCACCAGAGCCTCCAATTACTTCTATAGCAGCATCAATATCTTTATCCGATAATCTTCCACCGGGATCTTGTTGTTTTGCTAGTGCATAAGCTAGTCTCATTACTGTAGATGTTGCTATACCTCTATCAGCAGATATTTTATTTAAAACGCTTCCATGTTTGTTTTGAATGTAGTTAACTTTTTCAGAATATTCTTTAGGATAATTTTCTTGAAAACTAAGTAATTTATTAGCTGCTTTAACTTGATAAATACCTGTATTTACAAGATCAGCTATTGCTCCAGCAACAGTTGGTGAATCTCTGCCTTCGTCAAGAACTACAGAAAGTTTATTAATTAAATCTAATGTGTTTTTTGTATCTTGCCATTTTTGCGGTATTTCATCATTAGCAGTTATTGGTGCATTAAATGCCACAGATGGATTAGTTCCAACTGTAGCAAATCCTTTTTGAACTAAATTGTTAAGCAATTCGGGGTTATCATTTAGATCCCAATTAGTAATAATTTGAGGAAGAGGATTACCATTACTGTCAAAAAATGGTATGACTTGTTTTTTTCCATAAACTTCTGTTTTTAACAAATTCATTTCATATTCTTGTTCTGGATTTCTATTAGGATTATTATTAAGTTCCATAAGTCTATCTCTTGATCTCTCAGAAACTGATGAGACTTGTTTTGCGCTTGGATATAATGCCTCAAGCTGCTGGTCTGGTGGTAATAGTTTAAATAAAATTCTTTGCGACTCTGGAATATTCATTTGATCTATTGCTGCGTTTAGCTCAGATTGCATTTCTGCTTGTTGCCTCGCTTGCTCTCTTTGTAAGGCTAATCCAGACGCATCTTTACCTGCAAAAGCTTGTCCCACTCTCATTAATGTTTCAGATATACCAGCACCTCTAGCCTTTTTTCTTTCTGCTTCGTATTGATCTATTTGCTGTTGAGTCATTCCAGACAACTGTTCCTGTGGCAACACATCAAAACCGCCACGCTCTGCCATTCTATTGCCGTATCTAGTAAACCTAGGAACTTCTGCTTGAGGCCTTTCTATTTGCATTTGTTGCAAACTTTCTAACAATTTTTGCTCTGGAGTTTTTTCCGTTTGTTCTATAAATGTGGGTAAATTTAATATTGTCATGTTTTTGGTCCAAAAAATCCTGATTGACCTGCGCCAGCTAAAAAGTTGCCAAGATCTTCTAAGCTTGCGGCTCTGAAAGATTCTGTACCAGTACTACCCATAAGCTTTGGCATCATGCCTAAACCTTGGCCAAGTAATCCTAACTGATATGCTGGGTATTGTTGTTGTCTCATAAACTCGCTGAAGTCAAAGTCTCTGCCTTGTTGCTCTAGTCCTCTAGCCAAACCACCGTAACCACCAAGCAGTCCTAGTGCTTGCTGTTGCCCGCCTAATAAACCACCTAATAAGCCAGCTTGTTGCTGTCTACCTCTAAGTTCTAATTCTGGTGCAAGCATAGCCATTTGTTGTTGTCTTGCTAAGTCAGACTCCATTGCGCCCAGCGCCTGCCCGTATCCTCTGTCTCTTATGTCGGCAACTGTTCTAGCCTCTTGTTCTTGTAAAGGTCTTAATGCTTCTTGCTCGTATATAGTTCCTCTTGAGCCACCAAAAGCACCAGATCGCATTGCTACATCTTGCGCTTGCTGTTGTTGTAAGTCTCTACGTCTAGCGAAGTCTTGCTCTGTTAGGTCTATAACTTGTTGCTGATAAGGTGATTGATATGCACCAATATCCATATCTAATAAAGATGGAACATCGCCTAATTGTGGAGCTTGTTGACCAGCTAATTGTTGTAACTGCGCTGTAGGATCAAAACCACCAAAAGCACTACCAAATAAGCTTTGAATGCTTGCGCCCATCTGTTGTTCTTCTGGGGACATACCAGCAAACCTATCTCCAGTATATCCTTGAAATGGCATATCAGCAGCTTCTTTTGCTCTACCATAGTAATCTTTAAATAAGTCCATCTGCCAATCTGGCATTGTGGTTTGTTTTTGTGTTCTGCTTTTTCCTTTACTCATAAATCTTTTCTAATTAAATGTTCTGTTACAAATCCAAGATGTTTAAGCTTTCTTGTCCATCCTTTTCTGCCACCACCGTAAAGTCTTTTGACTCCACATTTTTTTGCGTACTCTTCTATGTGTGGCAACATCGCCTCTAACTCTTTATAGTCACCACCACAAAAAAGTAAATTCATTGCGGTGTGCTGTGGAAATACTACAAACTCTGTTACGAAGGCTGAGTTTTTACTAGCCCAAAGTAGGAATATTCCTTCTCTTATTTTATCTTCTATGTCATCAATTGTATAGGCATCTTGATGTTTAAGGGCTTTTGCTATAAGAGGTTTAGTTCTTATCCATTCCTCTTGCCAACTTTCTTTAATCGCCTTTTGCATATTCTACTAGGCTTACTACTATGTTTAGATTGGTATGGTTAGCTTGTGCCTTTAATATTTCACCAGCTTTTAATACTAAGTCTCTGGTTAATAATTCATCTGTTGCGTGTGCGGTTATGTTGTGTTCTTTAAATATATGAAACACGTTTGATCCAGAGGTTATAGATAAGTCTACGTTTGTTTGTTGGTTGTCATGGTCGCATACTAAAATGGATTCTATAATTGCAAAATCAAACTCATCACCTGATGGTGCTGTATATATAGTAGTTAAGTTAGTGGAGTTTAAATCTACCTTTGCATTAGTAACCTGTTGTATATACTGGCTTTTGCTTTCTGGTGATATCATCTTCTACCTCTTGGTTTGCCATCTACTCTTATTTTACCAACTTGGAAATCTTGAGTTAGTGATCCTGTTACTTTCATAGATACTTGTCTTGCACTAAACCTTGCATCTGTATAACCATCATAACCATCAGTTTCAAAAGTGAAGTTACCGAAATCTGTTTCTGCGCCAAGTGGTGTGAACTTACCTTTAAATCCTACTGTGATACCTGGTAATGTTGCTGCTTCTTCATCTGGAATAATCTGATTAACTTGTACCACTCTATCGCCATTGCCTATTTCTATGGGTGCGCTTTCACAAAACGGTACTTGCGTTCCTATGCCTGGTGAATCAAATAAAACTCTTTTGTCATGCTCATACACATTACCGCTTGAATCACATGATAACGGATAATCAAATACACCTTGGTCTACCCAACAACCTCTATCCATTGATCCTATTGACCATACATTATCTAAGTAATTCCAAATAACATATTTGTTTGGTGTTGATTGGTAATCATCGCCAACTGGGAAGAACCACCAAATCTCATTGAAGTCTATGTTGTGTGTACCAAAAGTATTCTCTTGGTTGCTAACTCTTATGTTGTCAAAGATAAAGTCATGTACGTCTGATTTAAGTTCTCTTAGCTTACCATCAAATGTAAAGAATGAATTTTCACCTATCCAAGATAAAAAGCTACCAGATGATGCTATTGCTCTTGGACTGATTGCTTTACAACTTACACCAGCATCTTGTATTCCATATACAAATGGTGAGCCTACATAATAAAGTCTATTAATACCAACATCTGTAAATATAATAATATCGTTCTGCCATTTAACTGCGTATAAAGCTCTACCGCCTGTTGGTATTTGCAGATCACCTGCTGTATTTCTAGCAGTAGATGTCCAGTTAGTGTTATCTTCTCTATCTGACCAAGATACTCTTCTTGGATCTGTGTATGATCCTATGGCTATTAAATGTCTTTCATTGCTAACTATAATAGCTTGACAGCCTATTGGAGAATTACTAATTTGTGTAGCTATAGTGTCTGGTGAACCTGAACCTGCATCTGGCCTCCATTGGTATATCTTACCGTCACTAGAACAACAGAAGACTAAATGCTCTCCCCAGTTATCAAATGAAAAATGATCTACCTTGAGTGCTAGTGTTGATGATGCTCTAGCATCTCCGTAATCTTCTTCACCGTAATCGTATGTACCGTAACCAGTTGAAGTGTTGACAGAATCACCCACAAAACCTGATGGTGTTATATCTATCCAAGCATCTTCATAAAATACATAAACTTTTGTTCTTGTACCAACTGCTAAAACTTTTTCTCCGTCATTGGTTCTATAAGAATACATAGCTATTGGTGTACCTGCTAAGGTAGTGTTTTCAAAGTTTGTCCAACCACCAATAGGTTTTAGATAACCGTTTTCAAAACGTACTAAATCACCATCTACCCAACGTCCTTTGTTGGCATAGTCAGTACCGTTTTTTACTATTCCTGCGGGTGGTGTGATTGGGTATAGGGCCATTGTCAGCTCCTATACTGTACGTTTCCACATATAAGCAACTATGTAGGGTTGTAAGTTGTTATGCGCTTGTCCACCGCCTGTTGAACTTGAAGTGTAATCAACACCGCCTGTTGGTGTTCTGTTTTCTAATGCACCTGGTGCAGAGCCACCAGATGCAACGCCTATTGTTGTAGTATGCGTATGTGATGGTATTTCGCTAGTTGTCAATGTATGAGTTTTAGCACCGCCAGTCTCTTCTGCTGTATCAAAATCTGTGTCACTAGAATCTAAACCAACTATAACTTTACCAGCTCCAAAAGCTACCCAAGTACCAAAGCCAAGCAATGTTGCTGGATTGGTGCTTATACTTGCGTTGATATAAATAGATCCAACTGGATATACCTTTTCTAGTACGTTAGTACCATTAATCTGTAGCTCGCCACCAGTAGTATTTACATTACCACTAGCAGTTACAGTAGTTCCTGTTATTGTAGTTGCTGCAACAGTTGAGGCTGTAGTAGCACCGATAGCAGTACCATCTATTGCGCCACCGTTTATATCTACTGTAGCTAATGTAGCTAAACCAGTTGTTGATAAAGTAGTAAACGCCCCAGTTGATGCTGAATTTGCACCGATTGGAGATCCATCAATTGCACCGCCATTTACATCAATAGTTGTAAAAGATGCTGTACCAGTAGAGGTTAATGTTCCTGCTACTGTTAAGGTTTTACTGCTACCAATATTTAAACCAACGCCAGTACCGTTACCAGCGTCTGCAAAGATATTATCAATTAAATCTAAATCGTTGTTTAATCTTGTTCCCCACTCGTTAGTAGCGCCTCCTACTTGTGGTTTTCTAAGGTTTAAATTAGTGGTATAGGTATCTGCCATGATGCTTACTTCTTAAATTTGGATTTTATCAACTCAATCCATTCTGGTTTCTTTTTATATATTATAAACAATATTACGCCTGTTACGACAATTATCTGTATTAAGCTTTCCATATTAAGATCCTATAGTTTTTGTTTCAGTGGTAGGTGTTATCTCCTCAGCTATTTTAGAGTCTAAAGCAGACTTTAAGTTTGCTACTTCCTCTTCACCCATAATACCTTCTACCCAACCAGTAACCACTGCATTGGTTAAGTCTGCAAAAGGTACAAAGTCTGTACCAATATCATCAAGTGATAAGGACTGAGTGCCATAAACACTAGCTGTATATGGTACTTGCTCACCATCTACTTCGTGTGTTTCGCTGCTCTCAGCGTTAAGTCTATAATGAACATTGTAGACTGTGTCACTGTGTTCTTCGTATGTGGGATAAACGTCTACTGTTTTGCAATCCCATGTGTATGTATTTGCCATGTTATATTTCTCCTATATTGCTGCAATTATAAATGCTAGGAGTTCATTATACCTGACTCCTAACCTAGTTTGTTCAACCCCGTCATCATCTTCCCAGGTGCTAGATATAAACATACCATAGTCACCTGCATCAAGGCCTTCTGCTGTAAACGCATCTTGTAAATCTTGAGCCATTATACCAAAGTGTATTCTAGCATCATCACCTTTATCAGCTACAGCAGACTTCCATCTGTACTTTTTAAGTAAACCTTTAGCTGCAACTGCAACTCTAGTTTCTGCTTCTGATAAATCTTCTATGTCTTGTTTTTCGTTTATGTCTGATGTTTGGATAGTTCCGTTGGTGGCGTATATGTCTTGGAATCTAGCACCTGAGTTACCTAAATCAATTAGATTATCGGCTGAACTACCATCATCATAACACGGTATAATATTCGTAACTGTGAAAGAGGTAAAACGTAATCCAACACCAGTATTAGTTCCATTTGTTCCAGCAGCTATAACTAATTGTGAACCGTTTGCACCATCTGGACAGCCGATATTTCCAACTGTTGTGCCGTCTTTGCGGAACTCTGCAATAGTTCCGTCACTCGTTTGGCGATTAAAATATGCAGTTGCTTGTCCACTTGCTGCTGCAACTAAATACCCCTGCCCACCATTAAATGCTACTCCTTGTGTTGATGATGCTCCCAAAAGAGTGTTTGGAGCTGTAGTAGTACCCACCAACAAGTTGCCTGAATCATCAATGCGCATTCTTTCTGTTAAAGATGCACCGCTATTAGTTTTAAAAGATAAAGCACCCGCAGC